TTTATCAGAATCTGCGGTAATTTTTTTGAATAGTGTAGTTAACTTTTTACCTTTAATACCACACACCCAACATTGATATGATTGAAAATGAGGCGATGATTCCTCTAAATTTATTTCAAGTTTTAACTTGTGGTGTTTACATTCAGGGCAGTGGTATGCTCTATTACCTCTAGATGTTGATTTACCCACACCCAAAACCGAATCAATTAAATATATAAGAGCAGCATTATTCATTAACCATTAATATAAAAAAGAAATTTGGTAGAGCCTAATTTAAAAAATCTTTCCTATAAAATTTTCCTAATAAATTATCATTATAACTGTTTACTTGTAAAACATCATATTTGCACTGAGTGGCTAGTTCCCAATATGTTAGTAATTTTTTGTCAGAACATATAATTAGTATTTCTTTTAGGAAAGTTTTTTCACCTAAAGTTTTTATATCTTCTAATAAAAATTTATTACTACCCATATATTCAACCCAATTAGATTCTTTAATAACTAATTTTTTTGATGGTTTTTTACCACGTTGGGTTGGGAGTGCTTCTAATTCTTTTTTACCTAATTTAACATTAGTTTGAGACATTATTTGTTTTTTACCAATATAAAATTTACCAGTTGTTTTGTTAGTAATTTTATAGATAAATCCAAATGTATTTTCAGGAAGATTTTCTAATTTATTTATAACTTTATTTTTATATAACCACATTATCTATCAATGTTAATTATTATATTCATGTCTGTTGTTGGAGATGAAGGTAGTGGTTGTGATAATTTAGCTACTGCTAATAAATTTTGTTGTCCATCATATAAACCAACTGTGGTAATATAAGGAGCAAAAAACGATCCTGTAGCATAATCATATAATGTACTTCCTGAGAGTAAGCTAGGATTGTAACTTAAATTAAATTCGCTTTCTCTAATAGTACATTTATATTGTGTTTCATGTATAGTATAAGTACTTTCAAATGAAGTTGTAATATTTGAGCCTGTAATAAAGTAATCATATAAATTTATTGAGCCTGATATTGAGGCGGTAGTAAGAGTTATTATACCATGTGAGTAAATAATATTGCCTACTATAGATGAAGAATTATTTAAGTATATATTTCCTTCACCATCATCTATTAGACTATTACTTGCTGAGGTTAATGTAAATGATTTGGGTTTAATTTGTTCTCCAAATAAAGTAGAAGGAATAGAAATTATTCCTATTTGATCATTTGATCCAGTTGGAAAATATCTATATGGAGTTAATGTTGATTGTAAATAATTTTCATAACTTGGTTGTTGTTTATTTGATTGTAATATTACTCCATTATCAATAATAGTTAAAATAGCTTCATCACCTTTACTAGATGATAAAAAGTTAGTGTAATATAATTCTTTAATTGAATTATAAACTAATCGTTGATAAGAACCAGTATTAACATATCCTGTAGTAGGATCAGTTATTGGATTAAAAAGTGTATCTGTTATATTAGTACCTATTAATCTATCAATTCCAACATCTGAGGTAATAAGGGAGCTACCCCCATAAAAAGTAAATGATTTATTTACCTTAAAAGGAGTAACTATAACATCTTGAGAAAGAAATTGTTTGAAAACGCTCATTCATTAAAAATCTAATTTTACTCTTAATAGCATTTCTTTTGTGAAATCCTTTTTAAATGGTTTTGATAATTTAGCTACTGCTAATAATTCATTAGAATCGTTATATAATCCTACAGTTGTAATAAATGTTTGAGGATTGTTTATAAAACTATCGTATAATACAGCACCAGTACTTCCAGAAATAAAACTTGAGTTTTCTGAGTAATTGAATTCAGCATTTCTAGCTCTTACAAATATATAATCTGAAGTGATAGTTTCTTGGGAATTTAATGTAAAAGAAGCTGCTCCACTAATTGCATTATAAATAGCTCTACTATTTAATCCATTTGAGTTGTTTGTTCTATTGGCTGTTAATCCTATACCACCATCAGCTGCTACTGCACCTAATGCTAAAGGATTTAACATTAATATTCCTATATCTGGTAGGAACCAACCATATGATCCAGAAGCAGCATTATTTCCACCTGCCCAACCATTAGAATTTACTCCAGTATAAACTGTTCCAGATGAGCCACTAACTAAGTTATATAATCTACCAGCATCAGTAAATACATTAGTAGTTGTAACTCTAGAATCATCTGTTAATGAAATAGTATCCCCACCATTAGATAATAGTAAGTTAGTTGATCCAGGGAATAATGATTCTTTGTATCTATTCCTTTCTATGTTAATAACATAGAAGTTAGAGGCTAAAATATTACCAAATATAAAATTTGCATTTTCATCACCTAAAACTAAATTACGGTATTGACCATAGATAGTTCTAGTAGGAGAAACACCTATAACTGCTGGGTCATAGTATATACTTCCACTTCCTACTTTATCTCCATAAGTTAAATCAAATTGAACTTCAGCATCATATAATGCAGAGGAGGTTTGATAAACACTTAAATAATATGTACCTGCAGGACTTGCCTCCTGGATTGATGAAGTATAAAATGATGTTAATGTTGGTAAATATCCTGACCAAAGTGTAGCAGTGATGCTATCAGCGGATAATAGAAAATCTTCGGAATCTAGTCTTTTAAAAGCCATTGTTTTATTTTAAATTTTTATATATTAAACTTTTTTAATTGTAACTGGTATTGTTAATCTAGCACCAGAATCACGTCCTACTACTATTAATGAAGCATATAATTCATTGTATTGAGTACCAAATAATGTATTAATAGTTGTTGCTGTTAAATTAATTGTAGTACCTACTACTGTTTTAGAAACATTAGTTCCAACTGTTGTACTTTGATTTAATGCTTGAACATCTGCTGTATTAACACCTACACCTGTAAAGCTGTTAAATAAACGAATGTCTGAAATAGTTGCTGTATATCCAGATGATTCAAATGTTGAGTTACCACCTAAATAATTTAATGTTTGAGGAGTAATTGCTAATGAAGCACCTTGTTTTAATACTATTGAAGCATAACCTAAATCTAAAATAGGTAATTTTGAAGTTCCACGAGGTAATGTAGTTAATTTATACTTCATTACTTGCGTTTCTATAGGAAATGCTTCTAAAAGAGGCATGTTTTCAATTGCTTGACCATAATAAGCAGAGCCTGATGGGTGTGTTGGATTATATAATGTATAATCGATTTCATCATCTGCTAATGCAAATTGTGTAATTCTAAAACTGCCATCACTTTTAGCTAATAGTTCACGGCCTTTAGTAGTTAAAATAGCGTCTATTGTTACTACGGTATTATTAAGATATCCCATTTTTTATTGTTTTATGATTATAAATATATTAATTTTGAGGTTTATTTCCAAAGTTTTGTGTTATATAATTTAAATTTTCTGTTATTGTAGGACTAGAACTGGTAGTTGTTAAATTTCCTGGACCTAATTTAACTAAATCTGTGTTGTTAAAGAAAATAGTATTTGAATTAGCTGGTGATTTCCAGATAATAAATGCACCTTCATTGTTTTGACCAAAATAATTAGGAGGAGATGATGCTAGAGGTTTATTATTAATATATTTTCCAGCAGGAATATTTTTAAAATTTATACCAAAAAGATTAACAAAGCTAATTTCAAATGATCCATTAACACTAAAAGGATATTGTATCGGATCTAAAGATGAGGTAAATGTATTAGGTAAACTAGTAACAGTTCCAGGAATAATTGGGGCTATAAATGGTCCAGAATAAAAAGTTACAAACCATCTTTCTCCTTGAGCTAAACCATTAGTTATAATTTGAACAATGTCTGAGTTTTGGATATATGTTCCAGGAGTATAATATCCTTGATCATTTACATTAACAGGGTATGCCCCATCAATAATTATATAATTATTAGGAGTGGATTGACCATAAACTTGGTATTGTCCAGGTATTCTAGCTAATTGAGATTGGTTAGACCAAGTAACTAACGATGCAGGATTAGTAACCCAAAATGGGATTCTAAAGATACAACCAACTTGGCTTCCTGAACCTTCAAATACTATTGAGCTATCAATAAGCTGTGCAAAATTATCTCCTGTTGCTACATTTATGATTTTATAATAATCTCCATCCTTTAGAAATACTGGGCTATTACTATTAGCAAGAGAAGCTGATGTCCAATTTTGGGGATAATCAGTTAACATAAACACTGGTATAGGTGATATATCATTAGATACTACTGCAGTAGTTGGTGGTATAAAGATATCTGAGGAGTATTGGTTTATTTTAGGATTAGAATTTAGTTCTAATTTACTTTGTATAAAATCATTATAACTAGTATCTACAGGAAGATAAGTAGTTACAGATGAAGTAGTTTCAACATTTAATATTTGAGAAATATCTATTCTACTTAATTTAGGAAGTTCAATTGATGGTTTTCCTCCATTAAATTCATATATGGTTGTATCATATGAATATGCTACTCCTTCTTTAACAGATGGTTGCAAACTTATTTTTAATGTGTCTTGTAAAGCAAAAGATGCCGATGTATTAATTGAATTAAATCTATCAGATGTATTTCTACTTCCTACATATCTAGGTTTTATTTGACGATTTAAAGTGTAATAATAATCTTTAACATTTGCAGGAGTAGCTCCTCCATTTATTAATAAATCAAAATAACTATTTGGGACAGAATAATCAGTATATTCTATTAAATTATAATATTGACTATCAGCTATTTTATATAAATCTCCATATAATGTATTATAATCACTATATTGAAATTCTTCTATAAGAGAATTATTAGGAATAACAATTGGAGTTAAATATCCTGAACTGCTTGGATCATTTGGAGAAATTACAAATGTAATATTAGATAGTTGGATTGGGTATGATGGAGCGGATGGGACCCCAAGTGTAGGTAGTATCTTAGTTACAGAATTAGGGAAAGAAAAAATTCCACTTACAGTTTTACTTCCTAGAAAATTAGTAGAAAAAAAATAAGCGTAAAGTAGATTAGGACTTGGTTGATTATCTTCCCAAAAATAAAGTACATAATTAATTTTAGCATTTGAAGGAGTATCAAATGTTAATGTCCATTCAAATAAAGTATTTCTAGAACTAGTAGGACTAGTTAATGGAACTAAATAGCTAGCCCAATTTGAGTATGTTCCTGTTCCTGAATCATCCCAATAGTTATTAGGGTTGTAGACTGGAGCTAATGAATTAAAAGGTTGGATATTGGAGTTTGAAAATATATCGGGAAGTATTATTCCTGAGGCTATAATTCTGTATTCAGTTTGATATCCATCTGGTATGTAATAATTATTAGATGTAGGAGTAGTTATTTGGTAGGTGAAAGCAGATGAATCTTGACCAAATGGTATTACATCGTATGTGTATTGATTTCCATTAGAATGATTTATTGTAATACTATTTATACCTTCAAGTGAAGAGGAAATATTATTTCCTAAAGAATCTAAAACTGGTATTACAATATATTTAACAGAAGAATCAACATATATATAAATTGATCCTGAAATTGGGGTGGATGTAAGAAAATATTGAAAAAATTGTTGGTATGGTGAAGGATTATTATTGCCAGGTAGTGTTTGTACATTTCCAGGAAAAGAATTAGGATCAGCAACTTTAGAATAATTATTATTAAAATATATTATTCTATAATTATTTAAATACACATAATCTTCACCTGATAAAAACGGATTATCTCCATTTAAACTACCAGTTGAAACTAATATAGTAGCACCTTCAAATTCACCATTAAAAAATTCATCTTGTGAAGATTGAGTAACATAAGAAAGTCCTGTAGGTCCACTAAATGGATAAGTCCAGCTTTGAGTTATATTTACAGCACCAGGATAAGTAAAATTAGTACTAGAGCTTCCATTTAAATCAGGAAATACTCCACCTGTTCCTCCTGTTGGTTTTACTAAAACTTCTTCAGCATAATCATAAGGAAATGATTTAACTGATGCGGTGTATTCTTCTTCTAACCAAGATGCTTGTGCTGGTGAGTAACGATTTCTTTCTAGTAAGTGTTGTTTGATA